ATTCACATTTCAGATTACAGCCAACCAGCATGTTTATTCATCCTAAATTAACAATTTGGTCACACCCCAACATTCACATTGAGTTAACATGTTAGTAACATGACTCGGCATATGCCAATATGGCATAAAATAATCGAATAATATGACATTATGGCATATTCCTTAACATTGATATTTAACGTATGATTTAACGTTATTTAACAGTTGGCATACATCTTAATTCGGTTTTTTCATGTACTTTATAAGCCAGGCCCCTTTTTGACCTGGCTGGCCCCATACTAGTACCATCCGGCAGGTTGTGCGTACGGACACAATTCTATTATTAGTAGAGGAGGGCCCATAATAAGAAATCACCAATTAGGAAAATTGCCTCTCAAAATTTTATTACTCATAATAGATTCATCTGATATTAACCAATCAAGGTGATAGAAACAAGAGTAGAAACAATAATAAACAATAATAAACAATGCTTTGTTTCTTCATAACTTATTGAAAATCAACTCTTTATAAGCAAATAAACAATATAAACAATAAATTATATATAACTATATCATATATAATAGATATGGCCAATATTTAACATATTAATTCCTAATACAAAAGCATATAAATAAATATAGCCCGGGCCTTGTTGGAAATTTTAGTTTCTTTGTTTTTATTGTTTCTACTCATTTATAAAGAGTTGAAAATCAATAAGTTATATTGTTTCTTATTGTTTACTCTTGTTTCTCGTTTGGACATTGTTTACATGCAGGACAGCCCATGAGGAAAATGGCTGTTTGGGAATTAACAATTTAATAATGTAACTCTTACCATCCACAAAAGCATATTTTTATGTGCTTTGTGTGGAGAGTAACAATTAATTAATGTTCTCAACAACTATAAAAGTCAACTGCATGATAAAAATGATGCTAAAATGCTTTATCATGTCACAAATAATCATCATATTTATAGCTGCTATTGTCTCACATAACATCTTTATTTCATGACAACTGACATAAAAGATGAACTCAAATCATTATTACCAGACCGGAATTTACCAATCAGCCTAAATTCCAATCAAGGTGAAAGTGAACAGAACATCGAAGAACAAGCAAACAAGATTACTCGCAAGAAGGATGACGCCGAGATTCGTCGTCTACAAAAACGTGCTTATGACAATCTAAAGCACGAAGGTAAGCTCAAAACTGATGGTAATCAAGAGTATGAGATAATTGAAACACAAGAATTGGAGCACAGACGTAAGCCTGCACTTGGTGGTGAACTCGCTCACCTCAATGGGACTACACCTCCGCAGGTGGCGCGCTTATTAAAGTCACTCAATATAAATCTCGATATACAGTTGACAAAGACCGACACCAAAAACCTACTTGCAACACTCCTTACATGCAATGAATACCAACTTAAAGGTCTAGCAGCAAATAACAAAACTCCATTAGCTATCAAAATTGTCATTAAAGCATTACAAGTAGCAGCTACGACTGGTGACATGTCAGTAGTTGAGTCTCTGTGGAATAGAATATTCGGTCCAACAGCATTTCAAATAGATTTGGGCCAAGTCCAGGGACAAGCAGGTGCAAATGGCATGCTACCTCAAGGCCCGATGAGCCGTGAAGCTTATGTGATGATAAGAGAGACTCTCATTGGCATAAAAGAGCAGTAATATGGTCACTACTATAGCAAAAGGCCAGATTGATGTAATTGAAGCACTTAGACTCGAACTGTTATCAGACTTAGAGTCGTATGTGCGTGCCATGTATAAAGCACAGTACAAACGGAATTTCATTGTCAATGCTCACCATAAACAGCTGTTTGCCGCACTCATTAGAGTGGTCGATGGAGACTGTAAACGGCTTATTATTAACATGCCACCACGATATTCCAAGACAGAAGTAGTCGTTAAGATGTTTATTAGTTGGTGTTATGCCCTTAATTCTGCATGCAAGTTTCTGCACTTGTCATACTCAGACATGCTTATTAAGGACAACAGCGATACTGTTAGGCAGATTATGATGTTGCCTATATACGAACAGCTGTTTCCAGGTAGTAAACTCGAAAAGACCAAGTCAAGCTCTAGTAGATGGAAGACTGAGCATGGAGGTGAGATGTATGCAGTATCAACACAAGGTCAGGTTACTGGGTTTGGTGCTGGTAAGGTCGATGATGACGAAACAGGTAATATAGACACATCATGGATTAACACAGATGATGAATTTCTGCAGAAGTTAGGCCTTATTAATGCGAACAGCAATATCTTTGAAGGCGCACTAGTAATAGATGACCCATTGAAACCTGAAGATGCAATGTCGGACACAGTACGTGAACGAATCAATACACGGTTCGAATCAACAATACGAAATCGTGTCAATAGTAGAAATACGCCAATCATCATTATTATGCAGAGGTTGCATGAGCATGACTTATGTGGGTATCTGCAAGAAATTGAGCCAGACGAATGGGAAGTGTTGTCGTTACCTGCAATTCTTGTTGATGAAGAAACTGGTGAAGAAGAAGCACTGTGGCCAATGAAGCATACACTCGAAGAGCTTCACAAGATGAGAGCAGTCAACTCACTCATCTTTGATACTCAATACATGCAGAACCCAAAACCTAAAGAAGGCCTCATGTATAGCCAAGGCTTTCGCACATATCAAACTGTCCCACACGATCCCAAAAATAAGATTTGCAACTACACAGATACTGCTGACACAGGTTCTGACAGTCTATGCTCAATCAATTTTGTTGAGACTCCAGAAGTTCTATACGTGACAGATGTTTTGTTCACTAGTAAACCAATGGAGTACACTGAACCTGAGACTGCTAAGATGATACAGCTTGGGCGCGTGCAGCTCGCGCGTATAGAAAGTAATAATGGTGGACGCGGGTTTGCGCGGGCTATAGAAAAGATACTGCGTCGCTCATATAAAAATCACAGAACACAAGTAACTTGGTTTACTCAGACACTCAATAAGTTTGAACGTATATTCAATGCATCTGCAGAAGTCCAGAATATGATTTACTTTCCAGAAGACTGGGCTACAAGATGGCCACAGTTTTATCAAGCAATTACTTCATACAGAAAAGACAACAAGCGCAAGACTATGCATGATGATGCACCAGATGCATTGACTGGAGTGTATGAAATGCATTGCAAAGCTGGCAAGAAAAAGAAGTTAAAACAGATGAATTAAAAGTGTTAAAAAATGTTAAAAACGCATTTTATATGCAATTTTTTATTATATTTGTATACCAATAATTATTGAGTTTTCACGGGTAAAGAACGCAGTAATAAAGAAAACAAGTTTAAATTCAACAATCTAAATTTTAATCCTATGTCAGTATGTGGATGCCCCGTTGCTGCTGCTTTACCAGATGTCGTGGTAGATGCATGTCCTGTTAAGTTTGGACAAACCCAAAAACTCATTTTCCAACGTATCAGAAAAGCTGATGGCACGAAGAACTTTCTCGCCTCTGTTATCCTGAAAGCAAGTTGGACTCCTTTATTGGTCGCCGCAGATGGCACCAAAGTTGTTGTATCTCCTTTCGTACAAGGGCCAGCCGTTGAACCAGGCGGCGCCAAAATGTTTGGTGGTGGCAATGCTACTCTTGGTGGCATGGAAATGGTCATCGGCAAAGACCCAACTAAATTCACTGCAAACTTGTTCGGAATGGCCCAAACAACCATCAACCAGCTAAAAGCTCTTGCTTGTGAAGAAATTGGTGTATACCTTGTCAACGACAGAGGCCAGATCGGCAGCAAAACTGTTGACGCAACTCATCATTACCCAATTCCAGTGAGCACCTTCTTCGTTGGTGACTTGAAGATTGGTGGCCTTGAAGAACCGGATGCAAATGTCATTTCGTTCTCTTTCGCACCCAACTGGAGTGATGATTTCGCTTTCCAAACTCCAACTGATTTTGACGCACTGATTGATCTGTTCAAACCGGTAGCATAAGCCATGGAAAAGAAGGCTATCTCGGTTGTGGACCTCGAAGCTCCCAGCTTAGGCAATGAAAGAAGGACGTTTAGCATTGAACATGCTGAGCGCCTTCTTGACATTCCAAACTCTGGTTGGCAATTACCTGCTGACAGCAAACATCAATACTCAAAAGAAAATGGCATTACTGGAAAATCAAATAAAGGAACTACTGAAGGTTCGCTCTAAACAAGCAACCATCAGTTGTGCTATCAACCTTGAGAAGCGCGTTCGTTTTCATACGGAAGCGAATCTCAATTCGTCTGATATCACGAGTCCTTCAAATGATTTTCTAACTTGGGTCAATACATTGATTCCAAAAGACAAATTTGCCGTTTTTCAGAGTCTGTTCAAATTTCCATTAGCTACTACAGGGGTAGTAGAAGATGTATACCGCGAACTAGAACGTGTATTCAGCAGCCGTAATTACTCCGCGAATTACCAATTTACCGACAAGACTTTGTCAGATGATTGGGACTACTACAGGCAACACTTCTTGAAAGAACCTACAATCTGGAAAGAGATTGGCTGGCAGAAGATGAAAACATCTCCTAACAGTGTTCTTATAGTTGATATGCCAACTGTCCAAACAACTGATAAGCCTGAGCCTTACTTTTACTGGCTTGATATTTGTCATGTTCTCGATTACAGTACCAAAGATGGTCACTCAATCGATTACATCATTTTTACGCAAGAAGGTGAGAAAATAGCAGTGATTGACGAATTGTCCTACCGCGTGTACGCGTTTAAAGATAATGAAGTCGGCGCACTACTCACCATCAATGCACACGAACTTGGTTATTGCCCAGCACGTTTCTTTTGGAGTCAGCAATTGACTGACGAGCAGAAGGAACTGAAGAAAAACCCGATAACAAAAGAATTGTCCAATCTTGATTGGTACTTATTCTTTTCAACAGGCAAGCAGTACTTAGACTTATATGCTCCATATCCTATTTATAGTGCATACGAAGTTGCTTGTGATTTTGAAAACAATGAGACTGGCGAGTACTGTGATGGTGGTTTTCTAAAGAATGCAGACAGCCATTATCAAGTATATCAAGATGGATCTTTGCACAAGTGTCCGGTTTGTTCAGACAAAAAGATTGCTGGTCCAGGTTCATTTATACAGATTCCAATTCCATCAGTTGAAGATAGCATTTCAGACTTAAAGAATCCAGTTCAAATCACTACGATTGATATCGATTCACTCGATTACAATGTTAAAGAGTGCGAACGGATTAAGCTGAACATCATTACGTCTATCATTGGTACGAATGGAAATGTTTCAGAAAAGGAAGCCATTAACACAACACAGGTTTCAGCCAATTTTGAAAGTAAGACTTCTGTACTCAACAACTTAAAGACCAACTTTGAGAGGGCGCAGAAATTCGTTGAAGATACTGTTTGCAAGTTGCGTTATGGCAAAGGATTTATTTCTTCAGCCATTAATTGGGGAACTGAGTTTTATGTTTATTCTGTTGAAGACTTGTACAAGAAGTACGAGATTGCAAAGAAGAATGGAACTAACCAGTCAGAACTTGATGCTATTTCGAAGCAAATACTTGAAGTAGAATACAAGAATAACCCAGTACAGTTACAAAGACTATTGCTAATGAAGCAGTTAGAACCGTACAGGCATTACACTTTAGATGAAGTGCTTTCGATGGCTGATAAAGGCTTCTTATCAAAAGAAGAGATACTGTTGAAGATTAATTTCAATTCATATATTGACAGGTTCGAACGTGAAAACACGAATCTTATCGAGTTCGGTTCATTCCTGCAATTAGACAAGAAGTTATTTATTGTTAAACAAACACTATTATTGTATGTCAGAGAAGAAAAGACTGACTCAGCCCCAGTTGACAAAACTGCAGGAGGAGCACAAAACGTTGCTTGAAAAGAAAGAAGCCGGTACGATTACCGATTCTGAACAAGCCCGTCTTGGCGAAGTTACAGGCATTATCATTGATGATGAAGAACTCGCTGAAGAACAGAAACAGGCTGCTGAAAAAGCACTTGCTGAAAAGCAACTGAAAAAAGCAGAAAAGAAGGGTTACGAAGTACCCGAAGGTGAAGAAGACTTTGTCCACGTTTCGCAGTGGAAAGGTGACCTTTTCGACCCAAAAACTGGCAAAGAAGTTGCATCCAAGACCATACAGAAGTATGATGCCAAGGAATTTGCAAACTTTGCAAAGTATTCAACATCGTTGGGCTACTCCTACGAAGTTCTGTACACACCAGCTAAAAAGTAAAAGTAAAATGGCAATTACAAAAGACCTTTTAGAAGCAAACCCGTCACTCAGTGTTTTGACTGACGAGCAGAAGAATGCAATCACTGTTTTGAGTGCAAACGACGAACAGACTGTTATCAATACCAAAATTGGAGAAGTCCATGGTAACTATGACGCAGACATTCTTGCTGTTACTGGTGAAAAGAAGAACAACGGCGAAAAGACCTACGACTTTATGAAACGCGTACTTGGTACGTATAAAACAAAAGTTGAAGGTTCAACAACAGAATTGGAAGCACTGAAAACCACTAAAAAGGACCTTGAAGAACAAATCAAGAAAGGTGCAACTGACCCGATCATTGTAAAGAAGCTCACTGATGCTGAACAGACAATTGCACAACTACAAGAGTCAATCAAGGTTGAACAAAAGAAGGTTACTGATTCTACAGCACAGTTCGAACAAACAAGCAAATCTCTGAGAGCAGAGTTTGCACTTGACCAAGCTGTTGGTAAACTGAAATTCAAAGCAGGCATACCTGATTCAGTAGCAAAAACTCTCGCAGATGTAGCCAAGAAAGAGATTTTGGCAAATGCAGTACCAGACTTCATTGAAAAAGCTGATGGAACCAAACAGTTAGTCTTCAGAGACGCGAATGGTGAAATCATCAAGAATAAAGAAAAACTGAGTGAACCATTCACAGCAGAAGACTTTGTTTTTGGACATACTTCATTGAAAGAAATAATTGACCTTGGTGGAAAAGGTGCCGGTAGCGGTACAGGACCTAAAGGTGGTGGTACAGGTGGAAGCGGAACTTCATTGGACTTGTCAGGTGTCAAAACACAGTCCGATGCAGACGAAGTCATCATCTCACATCTGTTGAAAAGTGGTCTTACTAAAGGCTCAGTTGAATTCCAAAAGAAGCAGACTGAAATTCGTACAGAGCTGAAAGTCGGCGAAATGCCGATGCGATAATCATAAAAACGTGCAAGGGTAACACGCAAACTAGTATTCACAAAAACAAATTTTATTTATCATGAGTTTAATCAACACCAGAATCCAGAACATTATCGCAAAAGGTAATCTGGACAAGTTTGAAAGAAGGCCTAGTGCCTACGGAGCCCTTGACACGTTCATGAAACAGACTGAAGACAGCACTGGGCTTATTACCCAGGACTTGAAAGAAAAAGCTTTAGCTGCTGTTAACACGACACTTGAAGTTCCGGTAATCGACTACGATGGCGATGTAACAATCGACAACGTTTTGTCTGCAACCATTGCCGACGACGAGAACGTTTCCCAGAAGATTCAGATTACTTTTGCCACTTACTCGTGGGGTTTCACTGTAGTTCCTTCGATGTTCATGAACAACGAAATCAAAATGCAGGAAGACTTCGCCGCCAAGTTCGAAAAGTATCTGTACAAATTCGCCGGAACGTTGGAAGGTGTCGCTGTAGCCGCTTTGTCTGCTGTAAAGACGCAAGTTTTGAAAGACCCGTTGGACTACACCTTCGCTGCCAACAAACTGAACGCCACTTGGCCTCAGCGTGAAACACTGATCGGTGACATCGACCCCATGATGTTTGCAAACGATTTCTTTGGCGATGTCGATGTTATTGGCAACACAGGTATCCAAAGCATCATCAACAAACTGGCTCAGTCAGGCGTGTACAACGACAAAAATCTGCGCATGGAATATGCAGGCAAAGAACTCCACTGGAGCAATTTGATTGCAAATGCCACTGGCAAGTTCGGTACAGGTTTTGCAGTACAAAAAGGCTCTTTGGGCATCTTGACCAAATTCGAGCGTGAAGCATTGCTGCGTACGAAGGCAAGAACCGGTCACGAATGGGACATTGAAACTCTGCCGATGCTGAACATGCCTGTTGGTACGTACTACTACGAAAGTGTAGGCGACTTCAGTGCAATCAACGGTGCTGCATCTTCAGACATGAAGCGTGTCATGAAAGAACATTACGGCTTTGCTGTACAGGTTGCTTTTGTAACTGCTTACAATTCTGCTCCAGCCACACTTCCTAGCCCTATCATTTCGTTTGATATTGCTAAGGCAGTGTAAACTAACAAACTTCCCTGCTGTGTTCTAATCATCAGTGTTTTTTGTTGCCAGGCGGCATCGAGTGCTTTGGCATTCGGTGCCGTTCTTTTTATATAATAATTTAGCTGTCAATGTATGTATAAAGCCTTTCCAAAATAGCAGAAAGTAGCCAAATTTAAGTTTTAACTATATTGACGATTAAATATATTAGTTTTTAAAATAATGCCAGAAAATAGCCTAAAATAACTTACTCATACTATTATGCTACGACAAGATACAATAATGCAAAACATGCTTCATTTAGTTGGTTTCCAAAAAGATACTGAAGATGAAGTTGTGATTGCCAACAGCTTACTTAGAAGCGATTCTGGCTTATATTTTCAGCAAGGCCATCCATTGATTACTCTGAAGAACCTTGCGAGTGTAGCTCCGCAATTCACATCTGAATATGGTGTGTACGATGATTTCGTTATTGATACAGAGTACAAAGCTGGTGAAAAGTGTATGTACGGTGCACCTAATAAGGTTACATACAGAGCATTGGTCGATGTAACTCAGATTACACCAGGTACTGAACAAGCTAAAGGTAAGTGGGAAGAATATTCCAAACTATCAGAATGGCTTGAAAATAAAGTGGCAAGCAGCACACTCAAAGCGCTGCAAATGTTTTTCACAGAAAAGATGTCAGCAGGCACGGCAAGAAGTCTGTTAGATGATAAAATATTGTATGATGGCACTGGTCGCTTAACTGACCTATCCAAAAATACTAACTCGCTTGTTGGGTTTGAGATAACTCAACCACGAAGTAAGAATGCAACAGTAAAGATAAATAAAATAGGATTGCAGTGTTTGCAACCAGGTACTATTGACATTTATATAATGCATAGTAGCCAAGACGAACCGATCAAAGTAATCCCATTTGTAAAAACAAAGTCAAACTCACTTGAGTGGGTAACAGTTGATGACTTGTATTTGCCAAGTGTAGGTGCACAATCAGATGGTGGCAGTTATTACATTTGCTACAGACAATCACAACTTATAAATGGTAATGCTGCAATTTACAAAAGTATGGACTGGAGTGCAGGCCCATGTCCAACTTGTTCAAGGCAAATGATTTCGTCATGGCAAACAATGTCCAAGTACGTGCAAGTTCAACCATTTAAAGTTCAAGACGAATGGACCGAACAAAGCAAAAAGATGTGGGACGTTGCAAACAATCAATATATGTATTCTGACAATTTTGGCATAAACTTAGATTTGTCAATCATGTGTGATTTTACAGATTTCTTTGTTGCTCATAAATATGAGTTTGAAACATTGATTTTGAAGCAATTCACGATTGACATGTTTAAAGAGTTCATATACAATCCAAATGCACGAGTTAATCGTAATTCTGTCATTGCAGCCAAAGGTGAGTTACAATACGAGCTTGAAGGTGATGCTGGTGGATTTGGTGGTAAAGCTCCATCAGGGTTGATGTATGAGTACAAGAAAACGCTCAAAGCATTAAAAGTCGATATGAATGGCATTGACAGATACTGTATGCCTTGTAAAAATAATGGTATTAAATATGGTACCATCTAATGGATGCATTTGATGAAAAAATAAAAGTGTTAGAAGAATTTCTTACGTTAGGTATAAAAATAACGTTAAGGAATACAGTCAATGAACATGAAGTTGAAATTGCCGAAATGAATTCGGTTAATCAGCTTAGTGAACTTGGAGTTGATAGATACGGAACTGATATATTCAGTAGAGTGCCATACAGTCGATTCACAATTGATTGGAAAAGAGAGCATGGACAACCATTTGACCATGTAACATTGAGGAACACAGGCTATTTTCACAGTACATTCTATGTAAATGCAAACAACGAGTCATTTGAAATTGGGGCGGCAGACTCTAAAGTCTATGACTTAGTAAGAAAATATGGAGAGGGTATACTTGGTTTAACGGTTGAAAACTTGAGTACACTTGTTTGGGAAATTCTTTATCCGAGTTTACTAACCAATTTAAAAAGTCAGTTATAATGAGAGTAGTTACACAACATAAAAGTGAAGAACCTGTCTTATTAGACAAGGTTATTGATGAGATAATTGACAATCAAAAAGCAAAATTAACTTGGATAAATAATGCGTTCAGGTTAGCATATACATTAGAGCATGAAGTCCAAGGAAAGAAATTCAGGTATCCAGCAGTTTATACGGAACGCAATAATTATTGTTCTGTTCTTCCTGATGATTCTCTTGGAAATTTCTCGTTCATTGAAAAGAAAGACCCAGAAACAGTAATTCAGCGCGCTGGATTTTATGATATATCAGTTGATGTAGACATAATTTTCTGGTTCAATTTGTCAAGTATATATGAAACTCATAAAGTAGTAATGCTTGAAAATGTAAAAGATGATGTATTAAAATTGTTCAACTCAAAGAGCCTATTCAAATCATCGAGTATAATCGTAAATAAGGTATACGTGAATGCAGAAAATATATTTGATGGATATGATTTAAAGCAAGTCGAAAATCAATTTCTTATGATGCCTTATACTGGTATTAAATTAAGCTGCACAATAAAGTACACATCACCATGCTAACAAAAGTAGTATTAATAGCACTGCTCGTTACATTTACAATAATTGTAGCAGAAAAGTTTGGTATAATAAGCTATCTACAGTCAAACTTAAAAAGTAATCTGTTGAATAAACTTGTTAACTGTTACTTCTGTTTATCATTTTGGGTAGCTATGGTTTATTGTGTTGTTTTATCAGTTGCATTAAATGACTGGACATTTTTATTAGTACCAATATTTTCTTCACCAATATCAAGGTTTATAGCATGATAGCATTGAAACAAAATAAGCACAAGGTAGTTGTATATGATAGTATAGAAGACTTACCAATTGTCAATTACCACAAATACAATAAGTTGATGCTTGTTGATAGTGGTATAGGTAGTGAGTTAAGTGACATTGACGCTCATATAACTAAGATTGCAAGTTTCATAAAAACAAATCCAAACTTAGCTGTTGCAGAGCTAACTAACCTGCAACAATCACTTTATTTCATCAATCAAAATATAAGCCCAAAGAATATCGCGTACATGGCCCTTATATCAGAAGTAGATGGAGATAAAGTAACAGACTTGTCAGATGATAATTTAATGAAAATATTTGGGCTATTGAATGAAGAAAAAATGTCTTTACTTGAAAAAGTGTTCAATGGTTTAAAAAAAAAAATAAACGACGAACTTGAACAGTACTTTCCTTTGATTGCAGATAATGTACTTATAAAAGAAGCATACGAGCTAATTAAAAGAAGAGCTAACATACAATTACATGGTATTATTACTGGAGAAGATATACAAAAAGAAATAGATGGTATAAATACAGAGATTTTAACAAAAGAAAAACCTAAGGCATTTAGTGGCAAAGAGAGTATTCTTATTAAGATTGATAAGAATTTTGACCAAACTTGCATGCTAATTTCGCAGAAACTAAATGCTAACGCTAAAGTGTTGACAGTCATGGAATACTACAATGCTGTAGAACTTATTAGTGATAAAAAATAAATGTTAAAATATGTTAATTTTACAATTAAGTAATAAATAATTTGTATATTTATATCAAATAAAGGCCATGCCTCCCGAACTAAACCCGATAAGATACGCAGACATTGTCAGACCAGACAGTTCTATTAAGGATGCCATTTCGCAGCTTAAGCAGTTAAAAGGCATCTATGAGGAAACACTGGCTTCAATCTCAAGTTCGGCCACATCTTTTCAAACAAAACTTAGACCTGTTAGTGTAGGTATTAGTGAACAAAGAGAGGTAATTAAAAATACAGCCGAAGCTACAGACAATTTATTCGCATCATACAAAGCAGTATCGCAAGAAGTAATTGATGTTGATGCAAAAATTAAAGTTCTTAGCTCAAGTTTGGATAATGTGACCAAACTGACTAAAGAACAGGCACTCGCACGTAAGTCATATTCTATCGCTGCACTCGCAGATGCTAAAGTTCAAACAGAAATTGCTAATAAAGACCTTCTAAATGCTAAAACCTCTACAGAAGCATCAAAACAACTAACATTAGAATTGAACCGTCAAGTTCAAGCTAAGAAGTTAGATGTAATGGCTTCTAAAGAAAGTGAAAGAGCTACTAAGCAAGAAGAAACTTCTAAGAGAAGTATTATAAAAACTATTAAAGAAAAGGTTGCACAATCTATTGAAGAGATTGTTATTGCAAAAGAAGCTAAACAAATTGCTGCTTTAAATGCTGTAGTAACCAATAATAATGCAGATTCTTATAACAGGTTATCAGCTCAGTACAATCTAAACAAAATCAACTTAAATAAGTATTCGCAAGAAGTTATTGCGAGTTCTAAATTTCTTAGCGCGCAACAGGAAGAGTCTAAACACCTCTACACTGAAATGAGTCGTTTGCAAGAAGTTACTGGTAAGCACACACTACAAGTTGGTAATTACAGACGCGCTTGGAATGGCTTAAGTGTAGCAACTTCACAAGTTGTAAGAGAATTACCGGCAGCAGCTATGGGAATGAATACATTCTTCTTAGCAATTTCCAACAACATTCCAATCTTGATGGATGAAATTCAAAATCTAAGACTGGAGAATAAAGCGCTTCAAGCTGAAGGCAAAGCTACTATAAGTGTTGGAAAGCAAATGTTAAAGTCATTACTCAGTTTCAATACAGTTATGGTAATATTGCTCACAGTATTTTCAATGTTTGGCACTAAAATTGTAGCTTGGATAGAAGACCTTATTAAAGGTGATGCTGCTATTAAGAAATTAACTGCCTCACAAATGGGTCTTTTAACTTCTACAGAAGCCATGCGTAAAGGCTTAAATGGTAGTGAGTATCAGAAAGCTGTAGAGGGTATTAATAAAATGTCTAGTGAACTTAAGAATGCTAAAGGTAATCATGATTTAGAAAGGCAAGCTGTAGATGATTATAATAAGTCGCTAGGTATAACATTTGGCAAAGCAAAAGATGTTGACGGAGCACTAAAGTTAATTAGAGACAATAAAGATGCATATATACAAGCTATGCAGGCTATGACATTTGCAAATGTATTCTTTGGTGTAAGTGCTGAAGACGCAGTCAAGCGAATGGATATAAACATGAAAAGTCAAAAAGAACTGTTAAAAGATGCTGGTAAAGATGCTGAAAGTTTGCAAGGCCAATACTATGATTTAGGAGAAAGAATTAGGATAGCTACTCTTAAAGGTAAGAAAGAAAATGATAATGTACTAGTTGGAGAAGATACATTTACTGTTCAGCAGTTGATTGACAACAGGCAAATGTTAGCCAAGCAGATTATTAAAATTGAAACAGATGAGCGTAGACGTCAAACAAGTATAGTTGATAAGCACAGTGAAGAAGCATTAAAAAAAGCAGTAGAGTACAACACAGATTACACAAAAATATTCAAAGATAATAAGTGGACAACTACAGAATCATATGCAACTGGTAAAACTCCAGAAGAGAAAGCTACTGAAGCCGCTGAAAAAGCTTTAAGAGAAAAGTTATCGGCAGCTAAAGCAAACATGCAAATACAAAAAGAGTATTCGGCTAGCATAAATGCGTTAGAAGAAGACTCGTTGTTGCAGCAGAAGATTACATTGAAAAATGCTCTTCAGGATGAAACTGATGAACTCATGGCAAAATATGTCTTAGATGCAAAACTCACTAAAGAAAGTAAAGCTCAAATAATTGATATTATTGTTAATAAGCACAAAGCATTCAATGTTGCTATTGCTGATATTGACCTAAAAGAGCAGCAAAGAAAGTTATCAACTGAGCAAGAAACATTAAATCTGCAACTTGATAAGTTAGTAGAAGGTACTAATGATTACTATGCAGTCAAAGCGCAACTTGTAGAAAATGCACGCAAGCAGGCACTTATTAAAAATAGACTTGCAATCACAGCAGAACGTCAAGATGAGAAAGTTATAAATGCTGCATATGATAAGCAGATGCTTGACTTAATGACTAGTAAAAGTGATGCACAATTTGAGCAATACCAGAAGTATCAAGAAAGTGAGTTCAATTTGCTAAGACGTACAGAAGAAGAAAAGACAAAATTCAAACTTCAACAAGAACGTGACAGATATGTACGCCTATTAGAACTTGCAAAAACTGGTGCAAAAGTATTATCACAAGTAGAAATAACTACTTACACGAACATGATTGCTGATATAAATAAGCAGTTAGCACAATTGAAGTCTGACAACTTTGATATTTACAAAATGCTTGGGTTAAAAGTAGATGATAATCAGAAAAAAGCGATATCACAATCAGTAAACATGGTTGTAGATAACCTCAAGAATATGTTCAGTGCAGAACAGGAACTTGCACAAAAAGCTGTAGATGTTGCAACAAATGCTACTGATGCAAAGAAAACAAGATTGCAAGAAGAAATTGAAGCACGTAATAATGGTTATGCAAGTAATGTAGCATTAGCTGAGAAAGAACTTGCATCATCTAAGAAAGCGCAAGAAAAGGCTTTAAGAGAACAACAAAAATATCAAAAGGCACAAGAAACAATAGATACAATAAGTCAAACGTCAAGTTTAATTACAGCTTCTGCAAGTCTATGGAAAGCAATGGCCCCACTTGGTGGACTTGGCATAGGCTTAGCTATTGCAGGTATAGCAACTATGTTTGGAACATTCATCGAAGCAAAAGCAAAAGCCAGTCAACTATCCAAGACTCAAACAAAAGTATATGGTGAAGGTGGTACTGAAATGCTCAACGGCGGAAGTCACCAATCAGGTCATGATATAGATTTGGGTACAACGTCTGATGGCAAAAACAGAAGAGCCGAAGGTGGAGAAATGCTTGCAATCATAAATAAGAGAAATACAAGAAAATACAGGTCAACTATACCGGCAATCATAGATTCGTTAAACAGAGGTAATTTTGAACAAAAGTTTGCTTTGACTTCTGGCAATACTACATATGTCGAGTCACACAATACAGACTTAAGAATACTGGAAACAGAAGTTCAAAGTATACGTAGACAAGGTGAACGTAAGTATATGTTTGATGCAAAAGGAAATGTTATAGAGGTATATAGAAATCTAACAAGACGGTACAAATGATTATTAAGTACAGATTCTCAATTAATGGTATATCAGTCCATCCTATATACAAGGATGACCTGACAAAAACCTATGAAAAAGAGTCTGACCAAGTTTTCTTTAGACAGTCTTTGTCAGGTGCAATGTCTCTTATAAATGAAGATTTCGATTGGATTGACTCACAACCGTTCAATACTGAGTTTATATTATTGACCGAAAAAAGTGATGATAATGGCTTAAATTGGTCAGGCTATGTAGTTAGCTCATTCTATAAAACAGATTGTAAGTGGGATAGTGATAATAAGAAAGTAGAGATAAAAGTAAATGTACACGACTCATATACAAATGTACTTGCAGGACTTGATAAAGAATATAATCTTATAAAATTAGCACCTGAAATTAAACCTTTAACAATTCAAAAAAGGCCATTACTTCAATATTATATACCTGGCCAAAGTTCATTGACGTGCTTTTTGTCTGGAATGTCATGGGAACAAGAAGTTAGTAACCCTGTAACTGACACAAATGCTTTAGCAAATTTCTCATTTTCATTGAGTTCGCATTTACAAAGAAGCTCAATATCAAAATCACCACAGAATCCACCTACACCCACTATAGATGACCAAGAGTTTGTAAATAAATTTACATTTACTAGGCAAAATGCATGTGAATGGACATCACAAAATGGAGATTATAAATTGAAGTATGAACCTTATTTTTCAGATTCAAATCATACTCTTTATACTTTCGGGTTATACTTAGTTTCTACGAATACTAAACTTTTTGGTTGTTCAGGCGATACAATATATGCTAACCCAATAGGGACGCAATTTGCTATGTCTGCTGTTGGTGGGAGTGGTGCTACAGGCCAATACTTGATGCAGAACTTTACAGTAAATGTATATTCAAGGTATTTGTTAGATGTTACTAGTATTGCTGGTCAAAATACAACTCCTATTCTTGCTGATGATATTGTACCGAATAACAGGAACTACAAATACATGATAGGATATGCTATCGATTTATGTAGAATATCAAATGAATTTCAGTCAGAACCAACTGAATATGGGTATGCTACAGAAGATGAATATTTTGTAAGACCTTACGACTCTCTATTTGGTAGACTATATTATCCACTTGCAAAATCAAGTTGGATTCTAAGTTCTTACTGGTTTAGATTTTTAGATTTTGACGAGTTATTAGAAGAAGAAGGTCGTAAAGCATATATGTTAAAAGACACATTTCCAATACATTCAGTTATATCTGTTTTGTTAAATGAACTTGCACCAGATGTATTACATGAAGGTACAAGCGAGTATTCGCAATTCTTATATGGTGAAACTAATCCTATTTCAAACTGGCCATTTAGGCTGTTTATAAGTCCAAAATCTAATGTTACAAAAGGTGAGTATGACCAACCAGCAAGAAAAGCTCCAATAACACTCGGTCAAGTACTAGATATGTTATCAGCAACATTAAAATGCAAATGGTTCATTGAAGATAGCAAATTGAAGATTGAACATATTTCCTATTTCAGAAATGGAAATTCATATACAGAAGAACAGTCATGTGATTATGATTTAACTGAGTTGTATAACAGAAAAGTAAAAAAGAATTGGAATTACAAAACTAGTACCTGGGAATTTAATAAAAGTGAAATACCTGAAAGAATAGAGTTTTCATGGATGGACGAAGTTACAGATGCTTTCGCTGGTTATCCAATTGACATCATAAGTAAGTATGTAACAAGAGGAAATGTGCAAAGTGTTACTGTTACACAATTCACACCTGATATAGACTACATGCTTCTTAACCCTGAAAGCATAAACAATGACGGGTTTGCATTATTCGCTGCTACAGAGGTAACGCCACTTTCAGGCCAGTACGAATTGCCATTTATAACTAAACAGGTAGAAGAGCATAAATTTATAATGCAAAACGGGATATTAAGTTGGATATACTTGCAACCGACATTTTATATGCATGACTTGCCAGCTAAAGAAGTTAAGGTTAACAAGGTAAATGAAAATGCATATGGCATTTCACGTAACAAACAGCAGTCTATATCATTACCAAGCAACGATGATTTAGACGTTATGTCATTAATTAAAACAGATTTTGGGAATGGCCAAATTGAGAAGTTGCAAGTTAATTTGTCAAGTAGAATGAATGAAATAACTCTCGTGTATGATACAGAATAATAACCTCAGCATACTTCCATGGTACCCAAATGTATCATTTCAGAATCATAGGAAGAGTTATTCGTATGGAGAAGTATTTCAATTACTTTCGCCTGACCGTAAGCTATTACCTTTTCAGATAGTACGACCAACACGTGAAAATGAAATAACTGATGTACATCTATATAACTTAGATGGTACATTATTCATGAATATAACTGATGCCATCAAAAGTACAGGTTTAAGCATAATAAGGTGTATAAGTAAAGGATATGATATAATCAAGTATCCTGGTATACTGAGAATGGCTATCAATATGCCAGAAGGTTCATATTATGCATTAATTTGTGATGGCGCAGAAAATTGGTTTAGTGAGGTGTTTACTTGCAAACATGACTTATCTGGTGCATTAAAAATTGAATTTTGGGATTTTGATAACTTTGAGTATGATGGCGGAGAAATTGATTATACATCATTGTACCGTAATACTGTGTATTTGCAAACAGAAGTTGGACGACCAGATTATAACTTCGATGAAACTGGTGAAAAGAGAGATGGCTTATTCTTTGTAGAAAAACAAATAAGCGAAAAAGTATACAAGTTTACATTCTTAGTGCCAGAGTATTTATGTGATGCAATGAGAATAATAAGAATGCATGACTATATACAAATAACTAGTAAAGGTGTGGCTTATACTCCAGATTCATTTTTGATAACTCCTAAATGGCAAGATGGTGGGTATATTGCATCTGTTGACTGCGAATTTGAATGTGCTACTATTATAAAGAAGATAGGTCGTGCTGTAGTTCAACCAACACCGATTGGTTCATTCAATAATGATTATAATGAAAGTTTCGAACAATAACAACTGAATATATGAGCTGGTCAGTATTAAAAGATGCAGTAAATGCAATAATAAAAGAAAATGGTTCTGGTGAAATAACTGGTACTTTACTTCAACAGGTATTAGGCAATATAATTGACACACTAGGCAAGAATAGGACTTTCGCTGGGTTTGCGACTACATCAACAAATCCAGGAATACAGGATGAAAATATATTTTATATGGCCACTAGCATAGGGCTATACCCAAATTTTAGTGGTATAGAAATATTACGTAAAGGCTTGTATACAATATCATATTCTGAAGGTACCTGGATAATGTCAAAACTATTTGATGATATCGACTTGCAAGGTATTAAAGGGGATACTGGCTTATCTGCATATGAGTCTTATGTAGCAACTACTGAGGATGAACCTATGCTGGCTGAACAGGAATGGTCTAATCCTATAAAAGGTGATGACGGACTATCAGCATATCAATCATATCTTGATACAACTGATGATGAGCCAGTAATGACTGAGAAAGAATGGGCAAATCAAACAGGAAATATAAAGGATATACTAGATATACTAAATGGTGATTTAGAAGGGGATATACAGGAAATAATTGATAATATGGAAGGTATATGAGCTACAATGAGAGTTTAGGAGATATAAACAACTTCGTAACATATGTTAAAAGTTGTAAAAATAATATTGCTAGTGCACTTATTGAGAAAGGTGTAGGTGTATATGAAGGTGATAAACTTGATACTTTTGCAAGTAAAGTGTTAAGTATAACAGGTGGCAGTACAGAAACGATATTCCTAGTTGTTTATAAAGACTATGACGATACAATTTTAAAGTCTCAACATGTGTTATTAAATGGAGATGTACTACCACCTACAGAGCCATCAAGAGAAATGTACAAATTTACAGGTTGGGACAACTCATCATTGAATGTGCAAAGTGACATTATGATAACAGCCCAATATGTATATGCCCCGAATGCAGTAAAATTCCTAGACTTTACTGGCAAAGTAATAGATTTGCAATATGTTGAAACAGGTCAAGATGCAGTTACGCCATTAGTAGAATGGGAGAATTTAGTTTTAAATTCATGGAGCGATTACACTAATATACAAGGGTGTAGAGTAATATTTCCTAGTGTAAGCCCATCATTTAATAAGTCTATTGTAAAAATTGTAATTGATAGTAGTACTGGGTTATCTCCTACATTTTATTACTGGTCAGCTACTGGCAGTGTAACTATAGACTTTGGTGATGGCAGCAATGTAATAGATAATAATCATGGTGATAGAAATGCCTCACATACATACACTTCATATGGCACATATATTGTAACATTTAATACCACAGGTGAGGCTGTATTAGGTAAATCAGCAACATACCCAGGTCCACTTTTAAGTAGCAACTATAAACAAGCAATCCGCTCATGCTATTGTGGTTCTTTACCTATTACACAGTACACATTATTAGATGGTATAAATGTTGATGGTATATTATTAAAAGATACTGTTACACATTTAAGTAATAACAGTCTACAAGGGTGTACGTCATTAGAAAGTATAATCTTAAATAGTGGTATCACTTCTATAGAGCCATATGCATTGCAAGGGTGCTCATCATTGAAGTCTTTGATTCTAAGATGCTTATCAAAGGTAACGCTTTCTAACGTTAATGCAATTGATGGAGTTCATGTTGACTTTAAAATATATGTACCTGATACACTAGTAGATACATATAAAGTTGACCCAACTTGGTCGGTATTCTCGAATAAAATATATTCAATACTAGAAATTCAGTAATATGACTATAAGAAGTGCTAAACAGGTAATGCAGAATATGCTCGATAATGTAGATGCTATTATAGCAGCTATATCTAGTCTTGGTGTAAGCATTGATAGTGATTCAAATTTTCCGCAAATTATATCAAAAATACAAAGTATAGCCATAGGTATACCAGAAAATACAATAAATGGTATTCTTGATATAATAAATGGTGAGGTTATAAATGGAAACTATATAAATAAATCAACGGCTATATCTGATTCAAAAGAGAGTATACGGCAAGCTATTATTGCCAAAGGTGTAGAAATTCTAGAATCAGACCCATTCTCTATCTATGATGAGGCTATAGGAATGATAGATACAGGTATCTCAGAGTCTACAATCGATACTATTTTAGATGGTATAAATGGTGAATCTGTAGCTGGTGGCTATGTTGAGAAATCAGATGCAATCAGTAGTTCAAAAGAGGATATAAGACAATCAATAATTTCAAAAGGCGGAACGTTAGATTCTAGTGTGCCATTAAAAGATTATAATGACGCTATTGATGCCATACCCTTAGGAGTTCCAGAAGCATCTATAGAAGTAGCTATTAACGATGTCAATGGAGAAGTAATTAGTGGAAATTGGGAAGCTAAAATAGCATCAACATCCAGCTCAAAAGAATCTACAAGACAAGCTATTATCGCCAAGGGTGTTGCAGTAGCAGTTAATGTTCCCTTAAGTGGATACCCTGCAAAAGTTGCTGCTATTGCTCAAGGTATTCCAACTGTTACAGTTGAAGGATTATTGGATACTATCAACGGGGAAGTTATAAGTGGCAACTACAATGCTAAAAATACAGTTACTCTTGCTTCAAAAGAAGCTACAAGGCAAGCTATTATTGCCAAGGGGGTTAACGTTCCTGTAGGAACAGCATTGAGTGGTTATCCAGCTAAGATTGCAGCCATTACTCCATCCTATGTGACCCCACGAAAGGTTGAAACCGTAGATTGGGATGGAGTAATTCTGAAATCAGAAGTGGTTGAAAATGGGACAAATGCAACTGCACCTTCAGGATTTGTAGTTGGGAGTGCACACCCCACAGAGTCAAGGTTGATATTCAGAGGCTGGAATGGTTCTTATTCTAACATTACAGAGGATACAACAATACAACCAACTTATACTACAGACTCAGGAAAGACCTACATATTTGTTAATGTAAATTCAGGAACTGCTATTTACTCATCATTCAGAATACAAAAGAATTATGCGGATGCGGTGACGTTTTCTTGGAACGACGGAACAGCAGATACTGTAATAACGACAACTGGTTCTATTATAGTGCCTAGCCACTTTTGGTCAACCCCTGGGATAAAAGTAGTTACCATGACTGTTGCTGCAGGTAGAACTGTTGGATTGGGAATAGGGAATTCAACTAATCCATTTATGGTGAGTGAGCCGACATCTTTGATAGGAATAATAATAGGAAGCTCTTGCACTTTAGGGGGATATTGTTTTAATAATTGCTGGGCCTTAAAGAAAGTTGTAATATCAGAAGGTATAACTCAGCTAGGTTCCTATTCATTCAATGAATGTGAAACGCTTGATAATTTGGCCATTCCAAATAGCATAACATCTTTACAAGGAAATGTATTTCCATATTGTTATTCTCTTAAATACATGGTGGTACCTGCATCAGTTACCACATTTCCTGCAAACTTTAATTCTTCTTGTTTAAGCTTGCAATACATCAAAGTAATGAATGATTCATGGACTCCAACGACAAACTATATCTTCAATACATTATCATCTTTAAGAAAATTGAGGCTACCATTTTCTGCGATGTTGACTATAACGCAAAGTATGTTTTACGGATGTAGAGCTTTGAAAGGAGATTATGTATTTCCAAACGTCACCGACATTCAAAGTCAGGCCTTTTACCAAGCTTCGGGGTTAACATCTTTGGAATTTGGAGCAGGGCTACTTACAATCGGTTCAACTGCATTT